TTTTTGATGATGCCAAATTTTCAATAGGGATATCCATTGGGTCCATTTCAAATTTTTCAGACATACATTTTCCAAATTCAATAACATCCTTTCCAAAAGTCACTAAGATTGTAGGATTAGTTAAAACTTTTGCAGCTAACTCAACTCCAACTTCCATAATCGCTTTAGAACATTTCTCAACATCAAAAGACATACAAGATTTAGCAATTTTTATTTGCATTTTTGTATTATCTTTAATTACACTAATTTTTGAGAGACAATCTCCCATACCTTCAGGTAATCCTGGGATTTGTTCTAGTTGTTCTTTAATTAAAACTTTACTAACAAGGGTCGATAATTCTCTTTCAGATAAAGATTGTTTCTTTAAATAAGATTCATTTTGAATTGTTTGTTTATGTTGAGATAAAATCCTATTTTTCTCAGATTCAGATATTATAATTCTTTTGTTCATATTCTAAATTATTTTTATTTTCCTCCTCTCCCGCCTTTAAAGCATTTACAGGTCAATATCCCAGTTGCTTCAGTCGCTGCTTGGTCAGTTCCCCACCCATTGGCGGAGTTACAATTGTAAGTAGGTTCTCCATTTGAACTATTATAAGTTACAGTATAATATGGGTCTTTACATAAACCTCCACCTAATTTTGTAGGAGTACTGGTTGGTTTAACACTTTCGACCTCACTAATAACTCTTTTTATTATATTAGCCAGTTGTGACTCACTTAATCTTATAATTTTTTTCATATTAATCTATTTTAATCATAAATATCTCTATAATAAAAAAACCCACTTTCGTGGGTTAAATTTTTTATTTTATAAATTTCATAACTGGCGAATCATAATAAATTGTATCTCCAACATATAATGTATCGAAAGCGGCTCTATCGATAACATATTCCTTTACTATACCATCATGATTAATTGATACAAAACAAGTACATGGGTTAATTGGAGGTTTTGCGGGTACGGTACACATTATTTGTTCATGAGTAACAACACCATAAATTTTGTGGTCAGTTAAACTAACAAATGACATTAATGTAAATGCGAATAAACCAAAGATAATTTGTTTCATAGTTTTATGTTTTTAATATTTACACAAAGATAAACAAAAAACCCCTAACTAAGTAGGGGTTTTAATAATTTTTATTTTACTTCTTCGAACTCGACATCATTAACTTCAGGTCCTGACTCTTGTCCGTCGGTCGGTTGTTGTGAATAGAGTGTTTCAGATATCTTTTGGAATACTGAGTTAACGTTCTCCATAGATGTTTTAATCTTTTCAATGTCCTTTTCAGAATGGACAGATTTTAATTCATCCAATGATTTTGTAATATCACTCTTTTGTCCATCGGTTAACTTATCTTCAACGTCTTTCATTGATTTTTCAACTTGGAAGATTAGTGAATCCGCCTGATTGATGATGTCAGCATCCTCCTTAGCTTTAGCGTCAGCATCTGCATTCATCTCAGCCTCTTTCTTCATTCTTTCAATTTCTTCTTTTGAAAGTCCTGATGAAGCCTCAATACGGATGTTTTGTTGTTTGTTGGTTCCCTTATCAAGAGCTGACACATTAATGATACCATTTGCATCAATATCAAATGTAACCTCAATCTGTGGAACCCCTCTCATTGCCGGTGGTAGTCCATCCAAGTGGAAACGTCCAATGGTACGGTTATGTTTGGCCATCGCTCTTTCACCTTGTAATACGTGAATCTCTACTGATGGTTGGTTATCAACCGCTGTTGAGAATACTTGTGATTTTTTTGTTGGGATTGTTGTATTGGCTTCAATCAACTTCGTGAATACTCCTCCCATTGTTTCAATACCAAGTGATAGAGGTGTAACATCTAACAACAACACATCTTTCACATCACCTGCAAGTACTCCCGCTTGGATTGCCGCGCCTAATGCAACTACTTCATCAGGATTAACACCTTTCGATGGTTCCTTACCAAAGTATTTCTTAACCGCCTCCTGAATTGCCGGAATACGTGTTGAACCTCCAACCAAAATGATTTCATCAATCTCACCAACTGTAAGGTTTGCGTTAGCCATTGCCTTTTTACAAGGTTCAATTGTTCTTTCAACCAACTTGTCAACAAGTTGTTCAAACTTAGCTCTTGTTAATGTACGAACCAAGTGTTTTGGAACACCATCAACTGGCATAATGTAGGGTAAGTTAATCTCTGTAGATGGTGAAGATGATAATTCAATCTTCGCCTTTTCAGCCCCTTCACGTAAACGTTGAAGAGCCATTGGGTCTTTGGTTAAGTCCAATCCATTTTCGTCTTGGAACTCTTTCACCAACCAATCAACAATCGCTTGGTCAAAGTCATCACCACCCAAGTGAGTATCACCATCAGTTGATAATACTTCAAATACCCCATCACCAAGTTCCAATACTGATACGTCGTGTGTTCCACCGCCACAGTCAAACACCACAATCTTCATATCTTTGGTTTGTTTATCCAAACCATATGCAAGAGCTGCAGCGGTTGGTTCATTCACAATTCTCATAACTTTAAGACCCGCAATCTCACCAGCCTCTTTTGTTGCCTGACGTTGAGCGTCATTGAAGTATGCCGGTACGGTAATAACCGCTTCAGTAACTTCACTTCCCAAATAATCCTCAGCAGTTTGTTTCATCTTCTGAAGGACCATTGCAGATACCTCTTGTGGTGAATACTCTTTTCCGTCAACACTTACACGTGGAGTACCTTTACTGTTTACCACTTTATAAGGAACTCTACCCACCTCATCTTTACTTTCATCAAAGCCAGTTCCCATAAAACGTTTAATAGATGAAATTGTTTTTTCAGGATTAGTTACCGCCTGACGTTTTGCTGGGTCACCAATCTTTCTCTCACCACCATTGATAAATGCCACAATTGAAGGGGTGGTTCTTTTTCCTTCACTGTTTGTAATCACAACTGGTTCGTTGCCTTCCATTACGGCAACACACGAATTAGTTGTTCCAAGGTCAATTCCTATAATTTTTCCCATAGTTTAATTTAATTTTGTTTAATAATAATGATTATTTTTTATGGAGTCAAATCCGACCCACATTATTAAACAACGTGCCAAAACAAAAAAACTGACAGAATGTCAGTTTATTAGAATTGTCTATCAAAAGTTTTTATATCAATGTCAGATATTTCAGGTATATTGTGGTTAATCCACATCTTAAATGGCTCATGCCAATTTTTACCGAACATATCATTTAATTCCTTACCATATGGACCATAAAAAGAAATCATTGGTGATTGTTCTATCAAATCCGAACGTTGTTTCCAATAATTAGGTAAATAAATTACAAATATTAATACATAATCACCTTCTTCTTTATATACTCGTATAGAATCAGTACGGTTTTTTCTAACTTCACTACTAATAAGGTCTTCAGAAAACTCAACTCTAAATTTTTTTGGCATTATATCATCAATGTAATCATACATCACATTAAACATTCTTGCCTGTTGGGAACTGTTTATCTTATACTTCATAAAGCAGCATACAATCTTGTTAGTTTACGGAATAATTCATCTCCACGTCTATCAAATACCTTCTCCCAATGTTTAAAGAACAATTTAGGATTGTTTAATAAATTCTCACTCATACCTCTAAAAGGGTCAGCGGTTATTCCATTTTGTCTTGCGTGTTCTCTAATCTTTTCTAGTATTTCATTCCACCCTGATAAAGCAAACATTAAATGTTGTTGAGCCATTGGTTTTCTTAAAATATCTTCAAAACTTTCAATTTTACTTAAATCTTTTATAAGTTTATCTGCAGAAAATGACTTAAGCATTTTTACATCACGATATATGTCAGTTTTTTTAATCTCTTCAATAAAATCGTTATAGTTCTCTATCTTTTTACTCTTGAGTACTTTTAATGCCTGTGGAATTCTTGCTTGATGTTCAAACCTTAAAGACAAATAAAGAATATGTAGAAAGTAATTAAACTCTTTAGAGAAATCTTTCTTTAATGCTCCTGCCAAAGTATTCATGGTATGTTCTTTACCAAATCCAACCTTACCAGATTTTTTATACTTAACATATAATTGGTACGAGTGAAAAACCTCATGAGCAATAGTTGCATCCAAATTAGGACTCAATGTATTCAGGTTATCCCAATTAGAGTCACCCATAGTTATGTTAAACTCAAATTCACCACTACTGTAAGTAGGTCCAAGTCCTTTAACATCCTTTATACCAAATTGGGTTGGTTCGAACTGATGAGCAGCATTTACGGTAGGTTTACCTATATTATTTACGTCTAAAGCTTCGTCAGGATATATATCAAAAGTTATAGTTACCTTGTTTTTATACATAGGAAACTTTTCCCATTTTTCCTTGTCAAAAAGTGGAGAGTTTTTTACATACTGCCAAGATTTTTCTTTACCAATATTAATCTCACCATGTTTAAAATCAGTATCACCATAATTTTTTACATCTGCACTACCAATATCAAAATCCTCACCACTGTCTTTAAATTTTTGAATAGAATCTTTTACCATTGCGGTAAATATTTCTACCATCATATCGATATCATCAGGAACTCCTACCGCCTCACTTATTATCTGTCTTATTCTGTTTCGACTTATCACTATTTTTTTTATTTAGGATTTTATCCAACGGCCAACTCTGTGGAATGTCGGTCTTTGTTAACAACTCTGTTAACTTTTGTTTACTAATATCTTTTAATGGGTCTTTCATACCGCTAATATATGAATAAATATTAACAAAAACAAAAAACCCCTCCATAAAAGAAGGGGTTTAGTTGTTTGGTAGTCGGAGCGGGAATCGAACCCGCACGGACGTTATGTCCACAGCATTTTAAGTGCTGCGTGTCTACCTATTCCACCATCCAACCATACATAAATAACTTCTTGTGCGCCCTACAGGAATCGAACCTGTCACCCACTGATTATGAGTCAGTTGCTCTAACCGAATGAGCTAAGGGCGCTCATCTCAAATCTTTTACAAAAGTAAGGATAAAATTTTAATAAATCAAGAATTATCTCGGCACTATATGTGACAACATATAAGGTGACAAATCAACTTCATTTCCAAGAGCATCTTTTAACTGTCTTGTAAATTCTTTGAACATATCTTTGTCTTCATATTGTTCTTTTGTAAATCCTTTAAACGTTATTTTAATATCGGGGTCACTGTCTTTTTTAAACTCCATAGTAACATCTGGAAAGTCAGTTTGTTTAATTGCGTTTTCAATTTTGTCACCAACTCTTTCTAAAAACCCATAATTAACAGGTTCGTTTATTACTCTATAATATTCTCTATCAATACCGGCAATTTTCAGAAATTCACTTATTGTATGTTCAAACTTTCTACCCCAATCATATCCAAATGAACGCATTCCAGTCAATCTTTTAGGTTTTAAGAAAAAATTTTGGTACCATTCCTCTGACTCACCACTGTTAACATCCGTTTTAGTCAAATCAAATTTAAAATTCATAGTTTTAACAGATGAAGATGGGTCACTCTTAACATCAATTACCACATCATGTGGGATATCGAGTTTTCTTCTTAAATAATTTATGACTAATTTGTCAACAGGTTTCATATATTTTTTTACAAATTTAAGGACATTTACTCCAAGTTTCAAAACTTCTTGGGGTTCCACTACATTTTCCTGATGAACATGACATTCCTGGTGGACAAACCCCATCACCACATGATGAACCTCCATTACATTTAGCGACTGAATATCTTCCAACTCCAGGTCTTAATGGAATTTCGTTTGTTTTATTTGTAGGATTGGGTTTTTTTTCATTTCTTTCACATCTACCATTAACACAATTATCAACACTCATACAAAATCCCCCACCACATCTAACACTATATATTGCACTAAATTGTGAATTATTTCCTGTATTATTAACAGGAGCGTATGAAGGATTTTCCTGTTCATTTACTATTGGTTTAACGTCACCAACTTTAGATTCCAACAATTTAAAAAATCTGTTATTTTCCATAATGTTTATAAATATCATAAAAACAAAAAACCCCTCAACACAGAGGGGTTAAAATAATTTTTAAATTAAATTACTTAGTGTAAGTTCTAAGACAGTGTGCCGTCCAAGCTGCCGCTCCGAGAAATACTGGCATTAAAATACCTGCCCCGCCAAACATTGCAATATGAACCGCAACTGCTCCTGACATTACAGATGAAAGAACCAATGCACCATAAACAGATGTTCTTGGAATACAAAGTGCAATTACTCCAGCAACTTCCATTACACCAACCAAAGCCATGTAAGGTAACATATTCATAGCTGTGAAGTTTGTTGTCATGGTCTCACTTCCCATAATTTTTGACAGTCCGCCCATTCCGAGCATAAAGGTTACAATTGCTGTTAACAACCAACCCAAGTTTTTAAGTGTTAAATAATTTTTCATAATAACAATTATAATGTAATAATTTTATAATGTCAATCTTTCTTAATTACATCACCTTTTATTCTGAGTACCATACAATGTTCATTAATTGCGTTTGAGTATACTGTAACACTCTTGTTAATCGGTCCAACTCTTTTACTGTCATATCTTACTTTAATGTTGTAAGTTTGTTGTGGTAAAATTGGAGCGGTCTCACAAGCAGGCATAGTACATCCGCAAGAACCTTTACACTTGTATAGGTATAATGGTTGACTACCAGTGTTTTTAATTTCAAAACAACAAACACATGGGTCACCGTAATTTATTTGTCCAAAATCGTATTCTCTCTTAGTTATCGATATAATCGGACCATTTTCTATTTGACAAAATATTGTAATAGAAAATAAAAATGTTAATAAAGTTAATAATGTTTTTTTCATAATATAAAATATAATAAAAACTATGCCAAAAAACAAAACCCCTCAACAATGAGGGGTTCCATAAAAACTTAATTTTTACTAATTAATATCTTATTTTAAAGCGTTAATCGCCAATTTTGTAGTTGAGGGTAATTTTGACATTAAAATACTTGAAAGATTTGGGAATACCGCAAATGCCGTAATTGCCGAAATAATTAATAACAACAACTTCAATAGGTTCCTTTTAATCTCTTTTTTATCACTATCAGTTAGAATTTTACCAGTTTGTTGTAATTCATTATATTTTTGCTCATACTCTTTTAATTTTTGATTTAACTCATTATATCTTTCAATCTGTCTTTTAATTTTAATATCTTCAATTTTATCGCTAGCTTTATCTTTAACTTCCTGTAGTTTTTCTCCGATTGAATCGGCGATGTTTTTACCCATTTCTAAAGTTTCTTGAGCAAAAGTTTTAATATCTTCTTTTTCATTATTGATAAAGTTCTTAACTTTACCAATAAGTTCTTGAATATTTTCTTTTTTATCGTCAACTATAGATTTAAAGTTTTGTTTCCTTAAATCACTTAATTTTGAAATTTCAATTGATAATTGTTTTTCTAAATCTTGGTTTTGTGATTTAAGTATATCACTAGTTTTTGGTTCGGTATTTTGTTCGGATATAACAACTCCTTTTTTATACCCAAAAAGATATTTCATTTGTGATATTTCTTCAGATAATAATTCTTTTTTCATAATTTTTAATTTTATACTAATAAATATATAAAAAAATAAAAAACCCCTCAACAAGGAGGGGTTTAATGAAACCTTGTTATTATTTTTTAGAATTTTGTTCCGCAGTGTGGACAGAATTTATGATTATCTTTCTTTCTCTTACTTCCACAATTGGTACAGTAAAGAACATTCACCTCACTTGCTTCAACTGGTTTTTCTGACATTGGCATTAATCTCCAAGTTGAATATGATGATGGGAAAGAATTAAAATCCATATTCACTGATGTAAACTCTTGATTTGAACTTCCTCCTTTTTCAACACGACCTGTTTCTTTAAACCTGTCAGTTAATAATGACTTCCCTAAATTTTGAGAAGTATTATAATCAACATTATTATTTAAGTTATAAGATGTGTTGGTGAAATAACTATTATTTCCCGATGTTAAGTTTGTTGTGGTGTTATAGAGTTTGATATTACCACCCGTAGTATTGTAACCACCAAAATATCCATAATCACCGTGTTCATTTGTAAAAGTTATACTTCCCCCATAAGGATTTTCTTCATAGAACTCAACCTCAACAACTCCGTTGTTTTTGATTGCTTCTTGGACCTCTTTGGATTTAGCATTAACCTCATAGGTTTCAAACTTGAACTTTCTTGCTTCATCCAAATACCTTTCAAGGAAAACCCTTTGACCTGGTTTTAATACAACTCCACCACCACCGATGTAGTTTCCGTTAATTTTAAGTTTTGCTAAAACTGGATTTTGTTGGGGGTTGAAGATTTCAACTTCAAATTCATCCCCGTCTTTTAGATAAACGACACTTCCATTTTGTTTTAGTCGTTGTTTCCCTACTGTAATATGTGCAGTGGGATTTTTTTTAAATGATTTGTAATACATTTTTTACCTTATTTTATTGTTTATGTTTATTGAACCCCACTTCGTTGGTATTTCTCCAACTCAACTGTCTCAAAGGACAGGTGGACCTCAGCAACAAGGTTTCATTAATAACTATAAGGTAATTTGTTTTTGTGTAAATATTAATTGGAGGGTATTCTCAACCACTGGTCAATATTCCTATATGCGTCGGTGGTTTTTGTAACTTTCATTTGTAAGGTATTTTCAACCCACCTACTGATAACTCTTTGGGATTCGTCTCGTCCTAAAGAAAAGAAAGAAGAAATTTCTCTATTTAAATCGATATTAATAAAACAAACACCTCTATCTTCATCATATCTAATTTGAGCAAGCTCATCACTTTCTGAATTAATAAAGAATAAACTTGTATCATTACCTGTAACAATAAAATCCTGATTATTAAGGTACTTAAAGATTAATTTATCAAATTGAGATTCTGTTATTAGGTATTTCATATGAGATAAATATAATTAATAACCAACAATTGGACTTGCAACTTCCACATTAATGGATTTAATTCCTAGTTTATTTTCAATCCATCTATTAATTACACCAATTGATTGATAAGTGTCCAAAGAAAAGAAATTGCCGATTTCCTCAACCAAGTCATAGTGTATTGTACACCATCTATCTTTCGGATGATATCTAACTTGAGCATATTCATCACCTTCAGAGTTGACATAATATAACCTATTCTTCATTTTAATTACAATAAAGTCCTGATTGTCAAGATACTTAAAGATTACTTTATCTAATTGTGATTCTGTTATCAGGTATTTCATATAAGATAAATATTAATAAGGAACCATTAAAATGGGTACCTCATTTCTTAAATAACTTTGAACAACCATTACATCACTTATTTTAAATTTGTGTTTAATCCACAAACCTATAATTTTTTGAGAATCTTCTTTAGATATAGAAAAGAAAGAAGAGACTTCCTTACACAAATTATCAGACATCCCAACCCAAGGGATATCATAATCAAATCTAATTTGAGCATATTCATCACCTTCTGAATTAACGAAGTATATTTCCTCCTCCCCATCAATCTGAATAAAATCCTGATTATCCAAATATCGGAAGATTACTTTATCAAATTGAGATTCTGTTATCAGGTATTTCATATTATTATAAATATGTTATTTGGGTATTCTCAACTTACATCAAACGGGGCAGCCAGGCACCGTAGGTGTTTGTAACCTTATTTTTGGTGGTATTCTCAACCCATCTACCAATAACTTCTTCAGAATCACTTTCATTTAAGGGAAAAAAGGAAGAAATTTCACTAATTAAATCAAAATTAATAAAACAATATCCATCTTCTTTATCATATCTAATTTGAGCATATTTGTCATTTTCTGAATTTACAAAGTATATATTCCTGCCCCTTTCAATCTGAACGAAGTCCTGATTATTTAAGTATTTAAAGATTACTTTATCAAATTGTGATTCTGTTATAAGGTATTTCATTTTTCAACTCTTAATGCAGTAATTCCACCTTTATTTGACGGCCATACATTATTAACTTCCATCTGAAGGGTATATTCAACCCATTTACCAATAATTACTCTAGCATCTTTTAAGTCATGAGGTAACGAAAAGAAATCCGTAATTAATCTAAGTAATTTTGTATCAACGCTACAGAACTTATCTTTTTTATCATATGTAATCTCTGAAAATTCACCATCAATTAATTCCATAAAATATATATTCTCCGCAGTTTCAAAAGTTTTAAACCGATGAATATCCAAATAACGAAAGACCACTCTATATAATTGTGTTTCAGTAATAACGTATTTCATATTATTATAAATACAAATAAAAACAAAAAACCCCACTCAAAGAATGGGGTTAAAATGAACTCGGGCCCAGCGAGCCAATCTTTCAGGAAGCGCCCTTTTTAAAGTTCAGTTTTAATATCAAAACACTGCGTGAAAGCGTCATTCACATCCGACCCAAACATTTTATTATACCCCCGCAGTGGTGGCCTTTATTATTGTTATGAGGTTTTCGTTATTAGGTTAGCTAAACCAAACTTATTCCCTCCTCACCGCAACAGTCGTTAAGCGCGCACTCGTACTGTCTTTTGGTGTCGTGATAACAGGAGCTTTTAATCCTATTTTCGTCGTGTTTTTTGTGGGAGTAGGAGGACTCGAACCTCCGAAACCTATCGGTGAGACATTTACAGTGTCTTGCAATTGCCGCTATGCGATACTCCCTTATTTTTTCAAAGCTCTACCGTAAAACCAATTTTCAGGTAGTTCTTCATTTTTACTAATTTTTTTACTTTCAACACCATTAGTTATCCATTTAGTTCCCCATTGAGAGTTATTGGATTTCAAACCTTTACCTTTCTTAACTATACTCATTTTGAGTTTAGTATCATCATTATGCTTCTTACCATTGAAAGTATTATACTTAATTTTCCCCAGCTTGTGATTTCTTTTCATATTATTTCTTAATACTTTTGAAATCTTGTCTCTATACTCTGAATCTTTCCATTTTTCTTTCAGGTATTTTGACGCACCTTCTCTCATTTTCTTCTTATGTTTTTCATTTTGGATTCCACCGAGTCCTCCATATGAAATATTATAAGAATTTTTATCTTTAACAATTTCTTCAGTTATTATTTTTTTTTCACCTTCAATTAATAATTCTCTATTAGGGAAATACTCAATAATTTCTAATTCAAAATTTTCTCTACCATACTTTCTTATAGCATACCTCAATTGTTTACCACTACCTAAATAGCCATCATCCAATTTATGGGTAGAATGCATACCATAATAATATTTTCCATTCAGTTTATTTTTTGTTTTATAAACAAAATGAAATTTTTTTAACTTTCTTGCCATAACACACCTTTATAATAAATATCATAAAGGTACAAAAAAGTCCAAGGGTACTCGGTACGGGATTCGAACCCGTGACCTTCCCCGTGAAAGGGGGATGTCCTAAGCCAGCTAGACGAACCGAGCATTTAAAAAAGATAGCCTATAGTGTCCACATTTTCCACTATAAGAAGTAACGACCAGTCAAGTTGTGAATCTTACTTTATGTCGCCTGCAACAGGTGAAACTTACTTCTATCTCTTAGTAGCGGAAAAGGGATTCGAACCCTTGACCTTTAGGTTATGAGCCTAACGAGCTGACCATCTGCTCTATTCCGCAATTTAATATTTTGTTTTTCAATTCAGTCGTTTCCGAATTGTTTGACAAAGGTAAGATATAAATATACCGATGTCAAGAAAAATCTTATTTATTCCTAACCATTAGTTCTTTAGCATTCTACTTCCAGTTCCCACAAATATGGCACGAAATTGTATCTAATTTAACCCTACGTGACCTGTACGGGTACTAAAGTTTACTAATAGTTTGTAGCCAGGACGGGATTCGAACCCACAATCTTCCTTGTTAGGAGCTTTGCCAATTAAGTTACCTGACTATGTTGCCAGTCTTTCCTGGCCGTCTCCTTGCTCCGCAGGTATGAGCCCGCATTGCCCTTGGTTGGTTTGTACTCAGAGAAGGATTTGAACCTCCACGGGCTGCCATTATAGTGGCCACACCTTGTTCAGGTGATTTTTAACCCACGTTGCTATAACCATACGTTACGTCTACCAGGGGATAATATCTAGAATTGTCCCACTTCCGCCACCTGAGCATTTTTTATTCCTTCACGTATTTCATCATCTCTTGCATCTTGGTAATCAAGAACTCCATTTCATCTTTATTAAGATACAAACGAGGACTACCACTACCATCCAACTCCTTAGTTTCAACAATAATCCCGTCAAATGTTTCTGTTGGGTAAACTTCAATGTTTTGTTCTTCAGTACTAATCTCCACTTTGTGCCAAACTTTGTTTTTCATATTGTTTAATTATTTCTACAAATATAAATTGAAATTTTCAATTATCAAAATTTAAAAGGGTCCCAGTTAGCAATTCTCCAATCAAGTTGAAGTTCTTTTCTAACTTGTTTTTTCTTCTTTCGTGGAAGATTACAAGATTCACGGAACTTTCGTTTAATATCTTGTTTCCATTGTTCACGATTATTTTCGTAAACGAACATCTCATTCATTGCCGTTTCAAAAAAGAAACCTAATCCACCACCTAAAAAGTTATTCATATGTTTTCTTATTTATTAGATTCTACTTCTTCAATTCGGTCACTAATGTACTCAAAATACTCTGAAAGAGAATCTCTGAGCCCATTTAGTTCCTCAATTCTTTTTTCACAAGCGTAATACATCTTAATGGTTTTACTAAAAATACTATTACGAGATTTGTCTTGTAACTCACGTGTTTCTTTAGTGATTCTATCAACAAGAATGATTTGGTCTCTC